AAGCCCAGCTCCGCACCATTAGGGTGAGGGGAACTGCCGGGAGAGCCGTTGTGATACACACCCGCACCAAACTCGACCCACACAGCGTCTTCTCCATTCGCAACAACGACTGAAAGATTTGCTCGATTATCAACTGATACTTTCACATCTGCGAATTTTTGTCCTCTCTTAATCAAATCGTCAACGACTGCCCCGGTGAACCCGGATTGTGCTTCCACTGCCAGTCTGTCTGCGACTTTCTCCCGGAGGAGTTCAACCTTTTGTGTGAAGTCAGCCTTGTACTGTGCCAGCTCACGAATTGCTCTATCAATATCCTGTTCGGATAACCCGATTGTGATTTTCTTCTTACGCACTTACAGTCACCTTGCTTATTGCAATAGACACACTGTTCAAACTCTTTGCGACCTTCTTCACGATGTAATCATAGGGGGTTATCACCTTCCCGGATTCATCAAGGGCTAAAGCCCCGGTATTGTCGAGTAGTGGAACTGTGTCTACCCATAAAACAGAATAAATGTCGAGTGTAGGAGCTTCGTTATCCATGACAATAACTTTGTCGTAGGATTCGTTATCTCCAAACATTCTCGTGGTAGCTTCTCCCTGTGCGGCAGAAACATTGGCGAAGAACTCAATCGGATTTCCACGTAGAACTTCGTACTCCCCTGTGATATTTCCGTATTCGTCTGTAATAGGAACTCGCTCCTCATAGAGAGCGTAGAAGAATTTCACCTTGTTTCGGTTCATGCACTTCATCGTATTACACCGCAATAGGGAACGACCGACTTGAGCATTGAAGATGGTACATCGGCATTTTCATACTGCCTATTGATACCATTTTCAGTGTGAGCGGTCTGTCCTTCCGCACCTCGTTTGTTCCAAAGATATGCGGCGATTTCACATTGAAGGAAATCATATCGGGATGGAACTTCGGTCTGCGTGGGGTCATAGGGAAACGCTTTATTGATGATTTTCATTCCAGCCAAAGTGATGTACACAGTCAGAGCCGAATCCTGCGTGTTTCCCTCGATGCCCACAAGGACTTTGAGCATAGCAAGTTTTTCAGTTGAGTTCATGACTGTGTACCTCCTTTCGGTTTACTTAGGAAATAGTAGTTGCAATAGCCACGTTACCAGAGCCACGAATCTTACCAGCAGCGTCTACATAGATAATCTGGAAATACTTGCCGTTTACTGCTGCATATGAAGTGTCAGCGTTATACTCTGCACTAAACGAAGCGTGAGTTGCACCGGAAGCGTTATCAAATGTATCGCCAACCGCAACGGACACAGCAGCCGCCAAGCCAGTAGCTGCGTATGCCTTCCAGCCGTAAGATAGGTTGGTAGGATAGCCAGTAACCGTAAACTTTGCCTTTCCATCCGCAATGGAAGCCACCTGTGCGACAGTGAGTTCGGTAAGCGTTGCCGTACCCATCTTGACAACCTTAGAACTGTCAAATAGATAGGCAGCATAGTGCTTGTCAGCGGTAAACGTAGTGGACTTGTTAACGATGTTACGAGCATTCTCAACCTGTGTGCCGCGCTTCATAAACAGGGCAACTGCGCCCGGTTTAACGATGTACGCCTTGTCGGTAGTGGTAATCTTATTGGTGATAACCACATAGCACCCGTAAATCATACCAACCACGCCGCGCACCACCGCGCCAGCAGCGATTTCGGAAGCGGGAATCCACTCTCCAGCATCGCGCAAGGCAGCATATGTCGCTGCTCCAACGAACAGGTATTTGTCACCCTCGAAGTCCTCGCCCATCTTCACAAGCGCATTGTTGACATCGTTTGCCGTAACAGACACCACGGGGTAGATGAGTGTTGAGTTGTCGAGAGCGGCAAGCACATCGTTGTCGAGCTTGCTTGCAATCGAGGTCAAAAGCTGATTGCCGATTTCTCCAACGGGGTCACCATAGCCGGACAGTGCAGCTTCATCGGAAATCGTTGCTCCCTTACCGACCTTCTTGACCTTCACAGCCTGTGTGGAAGCGGTCAGTTCGGCAATGGAGATGTTATCAAGCTCCGCAACATCAACCGCATCACCAATGTATGCGTATTGAGGAAGCGTGACAGTATCGCCAGCCCTGCCTGCAAGGGTATTATCCACCTTACACAGTGGAGTGAATTTCATCGCGTTCACCAGCTTGGTTTCAATCATATCCGCAATAACCTGTGGATTGATAATGCTGGAAAGTTTAGTTTCATTAGCCATTAGTTAGTTCCTCCTATAAATTCTTTATACAAATCGGGCTGTTCGTTAAACACGTTAAGACGGTCACTGTAGCCCATTGCGTCAAATTGCTCTTTGGTGAGTGTCTTACCACCGCCACCGGGTACGGGCTTTGGAGTCTCTTTCAGAGCCTCGGCACGAACCTTCTTTTCAACTTCATCGAGGTGCTTTTTCTGGTTAGCAAAAACCTTTGCCATATCACCCTCGACCATCGCCTTGGCGGTTTCCTCCGCAAGAGCGGCTTCATAGCCGAGTCCAAGGAATTGAGCCTTCGTATCAGAAACAGACTTGTCTTTCTGCAAAGAAGCTAACAGCGCATCTCGCTCGGCTTCCTTGGCAGCCCTTTCCGCTTCTTTCTGCTCGTCCTCGGTCATTTTAGCTTTAAGCTGCTTCTTGTGCTCAGCCAGTTCCGAAGCGGTCTTATCGAACAGGTCTTTTTTTATATATCCCGCATAATCGGGAGCGTCCGTCTCGAAAGCTTCGAGAGCAGCAACCTTCTGTTCGGGTGTCATAGTGTCGTACCCCTCGATTTTACTCGTGTCGATTTTTCCCATGATAATTACCTCCGTTTGTCTTTTTAGAACTTCTGTGTTCAACTTTTGCGAATTTTGTTTGGCGATTTCTCTACCGCACTGTTGAGTTTTATTAAAGTGTTTTCTCTAACACCGTTTATACCAACTGACCGAAGTCAGCATGATAATCATTAATCCTCGCCCTCTTTTGAGCCTTGGTTCGGATTGCCCTCCGGGTTTTGCTCACTGAGCTTCTGCTGTTGAGCCGCCAGCTTTTCTTGCTGTTCCTCGTAATACTTCATGCTCAAGGAATAAGCACTCTCGGAATCTATAAACAAACCGGAACTCTCGAAAGCCAACTGAGGGTGAATCTTCGGCTCTTGGAGCATGGAGATAAGAACTTGTGACTTGCTCTCAATGGCTTCATAGTTTCTGCGTGTGAACTTTAGAGAAATATCGCTGAGATTCAACTTCAAATCAGAGAGGTCACGACAAATACGAAGAACCAGCCTTAGCATTTGCTTTTCGGAACGCTTAAATGTGTTCTCGCTGTCTTTTGCCCTTGCTTCTGCAAGAGACCAGCCATCACGAAGCAGTACCGCCGCACCTGTGTCACTGGTGGAAGAACCACCGTTACGGTTTGGCATACCACAAATGGTAAGAACAGCGTTGTAAAGGTCTTCTTTGAGGGTCTGCGACTGGTCTTGGTTGAGGTCTGTATTGACTACTCCAACATCTGCCGCCTGTCCATCAACGGATTTCACCTTGATAGCTCCGAGGTCTTTTAGTTCTTTGAAATCCTCTGCAGTAATATCGCAGTTTACAAACTTAATGAAAGCCTGTATTGTCTGCTCCATACCATCGAGACGGTTACTCTCCACATTGTTGATAGCGTCCAACAGTGGAAGCACAATCTCAAACGAGCCGAGCCTTGCACTGTTTGCCGGGTACTCAAAAATCGGCACAATGCCGAGGGCATGGGGAGTGGATTCAACAATACGAGTGTCTTTGATTT